AAAGATTCTCCACACTGCTTACAGGTCTTAAGTTGCTTGTCTTTGGGATTCTCAAATCCACACGCTTCACATTTCTTTGTTTTTAACTTCTTTCCTGTTTTACATTTCCAAGAAGCATTACGCATGAAGTAAATAGAACCCATGTGTGAAGCAAAAAAACAAGACTCAAAGGGAGCCTTTAGCAATCTTTGTAGTGCAATAATAGCCTCACTACAATGATTCTCTTCATCAATTCTACGGAGCAATTCTACATCAGTAATGGTATACTGTAGATACGATTCTTTGTCCTCAAGCCAAGCCCTAGAATAGAATTCATTGGGGTCTGTAAACTTCGTTTCAATGTGCTTACCTTCTCCGAAAAGAGTCTTTGAAACAAAGTCTAAGGCTAGACTTGGTAGGGTTCCTCGTTGTGCATCATTCCATTGTCGTTCAAAAGCAACATCAAGGTTGAGCATGAGCATACCCTTGACGGGTTGAGCGATTGAAGAATATCCATTCGGTTTGGAAAAGGATAGATTCTCTTCCATGTATTCTTTGATGCCATCAATAACTCCAATCGGGGAAATACATCTTGGGTCAATGTCGTTAGAAATACAACGGCTCAATAACTTAGGTAAATCAAACTTAAGCCCGAACCAAGCAATCATCATGTCGGGTCTTTCAATAGCCAAATACACTACAAAGTTTCGTAGCATTGTTTCTTCGCTTCTAAAGGATTGTAAAGAACAGGAATAACCATCTACATTAGGAGTGTCAATTGGTTCAAAGGATTCTTCGGGATACCAAACCCATGTATGAAACTCCTTCTCTTCATTGTTGTAAAGGCCGATGGATGTAATCTTGCCATCATGCTCTCCACCTTGTTGCCATTCCATATCCCAATAAAATTTCTTAAGTTTGTAGTTTGGTATCTCGTTGATGTTGTCCACGGCATAGCGATTAACAACCGATACATCGGCTTCGTAGGTCATGTCTCCATTGGTTGGATGTATGAACGGCTTCTTCGCATCCTCAACATGGCGAGGTAATTCGTAGTAAACTTTCTTCAACTTCTTTCCATCAATGTTATACCATTCTCCCTTTTCATAGGTGAGTGGTCGCTTGAGAAACTTACCTACTCTGTAGGATTTAGCCTCTCTGTACGAATCGGGAACGAAGAAATATGGGCGGTGTTCATCGTCTTGAATGACCAACTCACCGTTTTCGTTTCTCCAAGATTTGTATATTTGATTTTCATTATTAGCAATAATCATGGTTTACCCTCAATTAATTCTAGGCGCACGAATAAGAATCCGGTTGCTTGAACAAGCAAAGACGGGAGATTCATCCTTTAAGAATAGCCAAAAAGATTCATTAAAGAATTTGTAAATTGGTGCGGAGATTTCAACAATGCTGTCATCACCTAGATTAACCAAGGGTGTGATAGTTTTTTTAAAATTTTGAGAATTTGAATCTGCGCTAATCGCTAATCCCATATCTTCGTAATAACTTAGTTTGAATCCCGTACCAATCCTTTCAGCCATTTGAACGGTGCTTGAGAATTCTTTGTTGTCTACTTCTAGGGCTGTTTCAAAGTAAGTTTTACCAAAAGAGGGAAGAATATCCTTATCAAAATAAACTTGAAGTTCGCTTGACAAAGGCATAGAATTATTCTTCACCATGTCAATAGAAGACTCGTATGGGTGTTCGTTCACAAGCGAAATTGACAGGTCTGTATCTTCCGAGAAGATACAAAGTCTACCCCTTTCTATACGAAAGGATATGGTGTCTCCAAAACCTTTCAAAAAGCCATTTGTATTCGCAGTATCAAAAACGATTTTTGAATCCAATAACAATCCATCTGTAGGGGAAAGAGGAGTTGCTGGAATAGCACACATAACAATTGTGGACATATCGGCGTTCCAAATTCTCAACTCAAAGAATCGGAGGTCGTCTTTTCTTTTTGATGCTTCAAGGTAAATGTATTGTCCAAGATTAGAACTCTTGTCATAATACTTACCCTTCAACATACAATCTTCCAATGCCTCTCTAAACTCTTTAGCATCTACTCTAAAATTCAAATTTCCATCTCCTTTAGTACCGAAATACCTTCCCACTTAACTACCCCATCCTCTTCAAAGGTGCAGAAAGGAATTTTCTTTCCGACCATTTTAGGATGATACTTGCTACTTTTAATTGTGGCAATGTATTGCATTCCCTTAATGGTCATTCTTTGGTTCGTCCGAATAACTGTGTGTAGTTTGGAATCAACTCTGTTCCAAATGGCTTTTGCGGGTTCATCTCTAAACGGTTCTTTCGTATGAGTAATGAAAAGCCTATGGCATTGAAGGTCAATGGCCTCGCCAATAACAGTCTTGAATGGGTTATTTCTTTGATGCCATTCTTGTTGTTTTTGAGGTTTAAAGGGCCTCATCCTAGAGTTTTCCATACCTGTCATGTAAGTGGTACAATCATCAAGCCATGAATCCACACCGTCCCAAACGAAAAGAATAGGCTCTTGACTCTTCTTAATTTCAAGAGCGACATGAGCAATGAATGTTCTAATGTTACCTTGAGTTTTGTAAGGGTCGGAATCACCATTCTCATCCTTAGCGTTGGGGTTGTAAATCACAATCCGGTTTGTAGAGTTGTGATTTGTTTTCCAAGTGGGGACTGCTCCTACATCACAATCTAAGTAGAAGGTTTTGAATTCTGTATCCATGGAAAGTCCGGATTTACCCGTCTTAGCCTCACCTTCAATTCCTGCAAGAAGATAATTCTTCTGTGCAATAAACTCTTTTTGTTGTTGTAGTAGGATGGCATCAAAGCCATCTAACTTAATTTCTGTTTCTTCTTTCTTTTTTGTTATCATAATTTTCACCTTATTTGTTTATGTTCTTCCAATATTCTGTTAATGTTTCTAATTCTTTTTTAGTTGTTAAGACTATTCTTACATCCTTTGTTCCTATGTGTAGTTTAATGTGGTAGTTATTATCCTCCCAGTTTTGTTTGAGTGTGATAAAATTAACCTGTTTCAAATCTACTGCCCATTTATCTTCAAAAGTAATATACTGTTCATCGTATTCCAACATCTAATTATCCCTCCCGTCGGAGTGAAAGGCCCACGCTTTATATTCCAAATAGAAAGATTGGAATTCGTCTAGGTCACACTCTTCAAGAATGTAGTCTTGAGCACCCGAATGTATTTTCAAGAGGACTTTTTTCTTCCCATCAAGGTATTCCCAAGAGATGTGTTGTATGTTTTCATAGCGAATAAACGCTCTTGTAGTTTCAATTGTTTTTGTTGTAATGTTCATGGTATCACCAAATTGGATTAGGCCTTGCACCTATCCGAGCGTCTGTTTTTCCCTTGACCTACGCTTACGCCAAGACACGAAGAAGGAGACTAAGCCCGATGTCTCCTATCTTTGGGAATGGTGACCAGTATCAAAACCAGTCCAAGTCTTCCTCCGTTGCTTGCTCAATTTCAACAACTTGACCACGGCGTTCCTTGACAAACATACCACTAACATTGATAGTTACAGGTTGTAGTCCTTCGTCCGTTTCTCGTTGAGAGGTGCGACCAACAACGGTCACCGTTGAACCAATACCAAAGTCAATATCAATTCCTTCGGGAATCCAGCAAGTGACCATACCTTCTTCCTCGTAGTCAAACTCTGCTGTAAGGTCGGTAATGTTGATGATGCGATTACCGTTGGCAGTTGCGGTCATGTTGATGTTACAGACTGTTCCGTTCGTGATAATGAACCGCTCTGCCGCCGGACTATCCATCATGTTAGAGTGTGCTTCTTGGAGATTACCAAGATACACAACATGGTTAGGGGCCGCAGAAGCAATCAAGTTATGCTTGTTCAAGGCAGAAGTATCCCTGTAGAGGTCTCCTTCGGGGTCTTGCTCGCTGTTCATCCGAAGGCTTCCAATAGTTTTGTCGGTGAAACCATAGATATATCCTTCACGGTTAGAATCCTTAATGACAACCATACTCAACCACTGGAAGGTTTCCGGTTGGAAATCAACACCCTTATTCTTGTAAGAAAACTTGTAGAGTTGGTACTCTTCATCATCGTGAACCTTTCCGATAAAGACACCGCTTCTCCGCATGACGGAGTTTAGTGGCTTACCGTAGTTGGAATTCTCTCCTCCGTTTTGATAACGAGGAGTGTTATCAAGAGGAATGATAACCGAACCATCCTCCAATTCTTGGACACAATCAGGTAGTTTCTTCACTGTCTTTGTTTGTACCTCGTCGTTGTGATAGCGGGAAACGGAATAAAATCCGTTTTCTGCTTCTTCAACGATAGCAACAAATCCGTTCTTATGTGCATTGAATGGGTCATCCTTCCATTCTTCTACTGCCATTCTTCGGCTGTATTCATTCAAGTCCCTAGGCTGTTCTAGAGAAATGAAGAATCCGAATGCTTGCTTGGCAAGACCTCCGCTTCCGGCGTTGTTGTTCGTGCTGTTCGTAGATTTACGGTTGCGGATAACTTGTGCCGCATAACTTCGCCAAAGGGCGACAGCCACGGGGCTTTCCGTGGCTAGGCCACCGTTTTCTGCTCGTATCTCATCAAATTTCAGTTGGGCTTCCTCTACGGAAATACCTAACTTCTCTGCTGCTTTGCTTATTTCGTTTTGCATTTTTTT